GTAAGTATGGCGGAGTTATTCCTTCCCCGTTGAGGACACCGGGTTGTCAGGTTGACCATACGCTTAAGTGACAACTCCGCTGCAACGCCCTCTGTTATCAATTTTCTGGTGACGTTTGGCGGTATCAGTTTTACTCCGTGACTGCTCTGCCGCCCTTTTTAAAGTGAATTTTGTGATGTGGTGAATGCGGCTGAGCGCACGCGGAACAGTTAAAACCAAAAACAGTGTTATGGGTGGATTCTCTGTATCCGGCGTTAATTGTTAACTGGTTAACGTCACCTGGAGGCACCAGGCACCGCATCACAAAATTCATTGTTGAGGACGCGATAATGGAAACGTTATTACCAAACGTTAATACGTCTGAAGGTTGTTTTGATATTGGTGTTCTGCTCAGTAACCGGGAGTTTACGGAAGATGCCATTAAGATGAGAAAATATGAACCTTATCTTCTCAATGATAATTCCATACTTTCCAGAATTGCCCTTCTTGAACTTGGTATTATCGGAGAACAGCAGTGACTTCAGCATTTGCACTGGTGATGACCGTTTTTCTTATAACGGGTGAGCCACAAAATGTGATTACCGGAATTTATGACAGTAAGTCATCCTGCATTCAGGTAAGGGACGAACAAAAAATCCCCGGTGAATGCCTCCCGTTAAAAAAAGTATCGCTGAACCTGAATAACGAAATACCGGCTGGATAACCCGCCAGCCATATTAACGCCATACCAACGGATTAAAAATGCCAGCAATGGCAGGGATTCGTTCACCCTGAAATCTGTAATGAGGTTAAAACAAAATGAGTAAAGTCTTTATTTGCGCCGCCATTCCGGACGAACAGGCAATAAAGGAAGAAGGTGCAGTCGCTGTAGCCACTACCATTGAAGCCGGTGATGAATGTCGCGCCCGCGCAAAATTTCACTGGCAATTCCTGGAACATTATCCGGCTGCTCAGGACTGCGCTTATAAATTTATTGTCTGCGAGGATAAACCTGGCATACCCCGCCCTGCCCTCGATTCATGGGATGCTGAATATATGCAGGAAAACCGCTGGGATGAGGAGTCTGCTTCTTTTGTCCCGGTTGAGACTGAATCCGATCCGATGAACGTCACTTTTGACAAGCTGGCCCCTGAAGTACAGAACGCTGTCATGGTTAAGTTCGACACATGTGAAAACATCACCGTTGATATGGTTATTAGCGCACAGGAATTGTTGCAGGAAGACATGGCAACATTCGACGGACATATCGTTGAAGCGTTGATGAAAATGCCAGAAGTTAACGCCATGTATCCGGAGCTTAAGTTGCACGCCATTGGGTGGGTTAAGCATAAATGTATTCCTGGTGCTAAATGGCCCGAAATTCAGGCAGAGATGCGCATCTGGAAAAAACGTCGCGAAGGTGAACGCAAGGAAACCGGAAAATACACGTCTGTTGTTGATCTCGCCCGCGCCAGAGCCAATCAACAGTACACTGAAAATTCAACAGGAAAAATCAGCCCGGTCATTGCTGCCATTCATCGCGAATACAAGCAGACATGGAAAACACTGGATGACGAACTGGCCTACGCTCTCTGGCCTGGTGATGTGGATGCCGGAAACATTGACGGCAGCATCCATCGCTGGGCAAAAAATGAAGTTATCGACAACGGCCGCGAAGACTGGAAGCGTATCTCGGCATCAATGCGCAAACAGCCTGATGCCCTTCGCTACGACCGCCAGACTATTTTTGGCCTTGTCCGTGAACGTCCGATCGACATTCACAAAGATCCTGTGGCACTGAACAAATACATTACTGAATACCTGACTACAAAGGGCGTGTTTGAAGATGAAGGAAGAAATCAGAGCGCAACTGATACTCTCTCGTCGCCAGTACCAGAAACTGATGCAGTGGAAACGGCAATTCCGGACAACGAAAAAACCGAATGCAAAGTGGAAGTCGAACCATCTGTAGAGCGTGAAGGGCCGTTCTACTTCCTCTTCACCGACAAGGATGGCGAAAAATACGGTCGCGCAAACAAACTTTCTGGTCTGGATAAGGCGCTGGCTGCCGGGGCTACTGAAATCACGAAAGAAGAATATTTCGCCCGCAAAAACAGTACATACTCAGGTTCACAACAAAATACTGGTGCATCTGACACGATCGCACAACCAGAGCCGGTAAAAGTTACCGCTGACGAAGTAAACAAAATTATGCAGGCAGCCAATATCAGCCAGCCTGACGCCAATAAGTTGCTTGCTGTATCACGTGGTGAATTTGTTGCAGGGATTAGCGACCCGAATGATCCGAAATGGGTGAAGGGGATTGAAACCCGCGATTCAGTGAATCAGAACCAACAAGAAACGGAACAGAACGGCCAGAAAGCGGAACAAAACAGCCCAAATGCGTTACAAAACGAGCCAGAAACGAAACAACCTGAGCCAGTAGCGCAACAGGAACCGGAAAAAGTCTGCACCGCCTGCGGTCAAAGCGGTGGTGGCAACTGCCCTGATTGTGGCGCGGTAATGGGCGACGCAACATACCAGGAAACATTCGATAAAGAGTATCAGCCTGAAGTTCAGGAAGATGATCCGGAGGAAATGGAAGGCGCTGAACATCCACACAAGGAGAACACTGGCGGCAATCAGCATCACGATAGCGATAATGAAACTGGCGAGACGGCAGATCACTCAATTAAGGTGAACGGTCATCAAGAAATCACATCCACCAGCAGGACGTGTGACCATCTAATGATCGACCTTGAAACCATGGGAAAAAATCCTGATGCCCCGATCATCTCAATAGGTGCAATATTTTTCGATCCGCAAACCGGAGATATGGGACCGGAATTTAGTAAGACTATCGATCTGGAAACTGCTGGCGGAGTCATTGATCGGGACACCATTAAATGGTGGCTTAAGCAATCACGCGAAGCGCAATCTGCCATTATGACCGATGAAATCCCGTTAGATGATGCACTGTTACAATTGCGGGAATTTATCGACGAAAACTCCGGTGAATTTTTTGTTCAGGTCTGGGGAAATGGAGCCAACTTCGACAACACGATTTTGCGCCGTTCATACGAACGGCAGGGGATCCCCTGCCCGTGGCGTTACTACAACGATCGCGATGTACGCACAATCGTTGAGCTGGGGAAAGCCATAGACTTCGATGCCAGAACGGCTATTCCATTCGAAGGTGAGCGCCATAATGCACTTGATGACGCCCGTTACCAGGCAAAATACGTTTCAGTTATCTGGCAAAAACTGATCCCGAGTCAGGCTGATTTTTAATGTTCAACCCTAATTGCCGCTAACCGTATATAGTTAGCGGCGGTTATGAGATATAGCTATGAGCAGCTTATTTTTAACCGAAGATGAATTGCTAATATTAACGGGCTGCAAATATGCAAGCCACCAGCGAAAATGGTTAATGGAAAACGGGCTTCCGTTCTATACCAATCGTAGTGGCAAACCGATTGTCAGCCGGGATCTATTTACCTGCAATAAAACTTTACCACCACGCGAGGTAGAGCCGAATTTTGGTGCGATCTGATGGGAAGACGAAGGAAAAATCCTGAACACGAAAAATTACCTCCAAATGTATACCCAAATAAATATAGTTATGTATGGAAACCAACATCCAGAGAATCTGTCACACTAACCGCCATCAAGGATGGTTTAGCTGCTTTATGGAAAAAGTATGAGGAAACTGTAGATAATCGCGATCGTGCAATAACATTCGGTCGCTTGTGGGAAAAATTCCTCGCCAGCGCCTATTACAGTGACCTTAGTCCAAGAACACAAAAAGATTATCTGCAACATCAAAAAAAGTTGCTTGCCGTATTCAGTAAGGTACCAGCGGATTCCATAAAACCAGAACACATCCGTCGATACATGGACAAAAGAGGGGAGCAAAGTAAAACGCAAGCCAACCATGAAAAAAGCAGTATGTCCCGTGTTTACAGTTGGGGGTATGAGCGAGGGTACGTGAAGGCTAACCCATGTGCAGGTGTAAGTAAATTCAAGGCCAAAAACCGCGAACGATATGTAACCGACAAAGAATACCAGGCAGTATTAAGCGTTGCACCTCTTCCTGTTTTTATCGCAATGGAAATTGCCTATCTGTGTGCAGCGAGGGTTTCCGATGTGTTATCGCTGAAATGGGAGCAGATTGGAAACGACGGGATCTTTATCCAGCAAGGGAAAACAGGGAAAAAACAGATAAAAGCATGGAGTCCACGATTACAGGCGGCGATCGAAAAAGCAAAACAGTTACCAACATCCGCCTATGTAATCAGCAATCAATACGGCAACCGATATATGTACAAAGGCTTTAACGAAATGTGGGTAGAAGCAAGAAATCGCGCAGGCAAAATTTCAGGTATTTTAACCGACTTCACCTTTCATGATCTGAAGGCGAAAGGAATTTCAGACTATGAAGGAAGCAGCCGGGATAAGCAACTTTTCTCTGGTCACAAAACCGAAGGGCAAGTGCTAATCTATGACAGGAAGGTTAAAGTTTCACCAACACTTGATGTCCCGTTACCTGAAAATATTCCAAGAAAATATTCCAAGTAATTCCAAGTGTGATTTTTGTCACTGACTTAATGATGTGTAAGTGATTGAATTTTGGCGGAGAGAGGGGGATTTGAACCCCCGGTAGAGTTGCCCCTACTCCGGTTTTCGAGACCGGTCCGTTCAGCCGCTCCGGCATCTCTCCGTTCAGATGGTTGCCATGATGCCAGGAAATTTGGCATTTTAACAGTCCCTGTTCGTGCAATTTTGTTCAAGTGACGAGTTTGCGAGCAAAACGATGATTAAGTGGCCCTGGAAAGTACAAGAATCAGCACATCAAACTGCCCTTCCCTGGCAGGAAGCACTATCGATCCCCCTTTTAACGGGTCTGACGGAACAGGAACAAAGCAAATTAGTCACTCTTGCCGAACGTTTTTTACAGCAAAAGCGGCTTGTTCCTTTACAGGGCTTTGAACTGGATTCATTAAGAAGCTGCCGGATAGCACTTCTATTTTGCCTACCCGTTCTGGAGTTAGGACTGGAATGGCTGGATGGTTTTCATGAAGTCTTAATTTATCCTGCGCCATTTGTGGTCGATGATGAATGGGAAGACGATATCGGTCTGGTGCATAACCAACGTATTGTTCAGTCAGGTCAGAGCTGGCAGCAAGGGCCTATCGTTTTGAACTGGTTGGATATACAAGATTCTTTTGATGCATCTGGTTTTAACCTGATTATTCATGAAGTCGCTCATAAGCTGGACACCCGTAACGGCGATCGCGCCAGCGGAGTTCCCTTTATTCCGTTGCGTGAGGTTGCTGGCTGGGAACACGATCTTCATGCTGCAATGAACAACATTCAGGAAGAAATCGAATTGGTTGGCGAGAATGCGGCGAGCATTGATGCTTATGCAGCCAGCGATCCTGCTGAATGTTTTGCCGTACTTTCTGAATATTTCTTTAGCGCCCCAGAACTTTTTGCTCCTCGTTTCCCTTCATTGTGGCAACGTTTCTGCCAATTTTATCAACAAGATCCTTTGCAGAGACTGCATCACGCTAATGATACAGACTCGTTTTCGGCGACGAATGTTCATTAATTAACAACTTTGCAGATTAATTAACCAATTGAAATGACTTATGAAATTTAGTGTTGACAGACAAGGTACCGCTAAGTAATATGTGCCCCGTTCACACGATTCCTCTGTAGTTCAGTCGGTAGAACGGCGGACTGTTAATCCGTATGTCACTGGTTCGAGTCCAGTCAGAGGAGCCAAATTCTAAAAATTCGCTTTTTTAGCGCAATGTCACTGACCTTAGTTGAACATTGTTTTTTAACGGATAGCGGGTTTTTAACACCTTAAGCGCCCTCGACCTTTATGGTTGAGGGCGTTTTGCTATGAACGCCATCACCATTTTCCCCTCGATTATAAAACTTGAGTTATTCAGTAGTCTCCCCTCTTGCAACTCACACCCAAAACTGCCTAACGAAAAGTTATTAATTTTCAATCGTATTGCTATCAGTATTTACATTTTTTCGCTGTGCTAGAAAGGGCGCATTTATGTTAGCTCGTTCAGGGAAGGTAAGCATGGCTACGAAGAAGAGAAGTGGAGAAGAAATAAATGACCGACAAATATTATGCGGGATGGGAATTAAACTACGCCGCTTAACTGCGGGTATCTGTCTGATAACTCAACTTGCGTTCCCTATGGCTGCGGCAGCACAAGGTGTGGTAAACGCCGCAACCCAACAACCAGTTCCTGCACAAATTGCCATTGCAAATGCCAATACGGTGCCCTACACCCTTGGAGCGCTGGAATCGGCCCAAAGCGTTGCCGAACGTTTCGGTATTTCGGTGGCTGAGTTACGCAAACTCAACCAGTTTCGTACGTTTGCTCGAGGTTTTGATAATGTCCGCCAGGGTGATGAACTGGATGTCCCGGCACAAGTTAGTGAAAAAAAATTAACCCCGCCGCCGGGTAATAACAGTGACAACCTCGAGCAACAGATAGCCAGTACTTCACAGCAAATCGGGTCTCTGCTCGCCGAAGATATGAACAGCGAGCAAGCGGCAAATATGGCGCGTGGATGGGCCTCTTCTCAGGCTTCAGGCGCAATGACAGACTGGTTAAGCCGCTTCGGTACCGCAAGAATCACGCTGGGCGTGGATGAAGATTTTAGCCTGAAGAACTCCCAGTTCGATTTTCTCCATCCGTGGTATGAAACGCCTGATAATCTCTTTTTCAGTCAGCATACTCTCCATCGTACTGACGAGCGTACGCAGATTAACAACGGCTTAGGTTGGCGTCATTTCACTCCCACATGGATGTCGGGCATCAACTTCTTTTTCGACCACGATCTTAGCCGTTACCACTCCCGCGTCGGCATTGGCGCGGAGTACTGGCGCGACTATCTAAAATTAAGCAGTAACGGCTATTTGCGACTGACCAACTGGCGCAGCGCACCTGAACTGGACAACGATTATAAAGCACGCCCGGCCAATGGCTGGGATGTACGCGCAGAAAGCTGGCTACCCGCCTGGCCGCACCTTGGCGGTAAACTGGTCTATGAACAGTATTATGGCGATTAAGTGGCCCTGTTCGATAAAGACGATCGGCAAAGTAATCCTCATGCCATAACCGCTGGACTTAACTATACCCCCTTCCCGCTGATGACCTTCAGCGCGGAGCAACGCCAGGGTAAACAGGGCGAAAATGACACCCGTTTTGCCGTCGATTTTACCTGGCAACCTGGCAGCGCAATGCAGAAACAGCTTGACCCGAATGAAGTCGCTGCACGGCGTAGCCTTGCAGGCAGCCGTTATGATCTGGTGGATCGCAACAACAATATCGTTCTGGAATATCGCAAAAAAGAACTGGTTCGCCTAACCCTGACAGACCCCGTGACAGGGAAGTCAGGAGAAGTGAAATCACTGGTTTCGTCGCTACAAACCAAATATGCCCTGAAAGGCTATAACGTCGAAGCCACCGCACTGGAAGCTGCCGGTGGCAAAGTGGTCACAACGGGTAAAGATATTCTAGTTACCCTGCCGGCTTACCGGTTCACCAGTACGCCAGAAACCGATAACACCTGGCCGATTGAAGTCACCGCCGAAGATGTCAAAGGCAATTTGTCGAATCGTGAACAGAGCATGGTGGTCGTTCAGGCACCTACGCTAAGCCAGAAAGATTCCTCGGTATCGTTAAGTACCCAAACATTGAACGCGGATTCCCATTCAACCGCCACACTGACTTTTATTGCGCATGATGCAGCAGGTAATCCTGTTGTCGGGCTGGTGCTCTCGACGCGTCACGAAGGTGTTCAGGACATCACCCTTTCTGACTGGAAAGATAATGGTGACGGAAGCTATACCCAGATCCTGACCACAGGAGCGATGTCTGGCACGCTGACGCTGATGCCACAGCTGAATGGTGTGGATGCGGCTAAAGCCCCCGCCGTGGTGAATATCATTTCTGTTTCGTCATCCCGAACTCACTCGTCAATTAAGATTGATAAGGACCGTTATCTCTCCGGCAATCCTATCGAGGTGACGGTAGAACTGAGAGATGAAAATGACAAACCTGTTAAGGAACAAAAACAGCAACTGAATAACGCAGTCAGCATCGACAACGTGAAACCAGGAGTCACTACAGACTGGAAAGAAACCGCAGATGGCGTCTATAAGGCGACCTATACCGCCTATACCAAAGGCAGTGGACTTACTGCGAAGCTATTGGAATGAAGATTTGCATACCGCTGGATTTATCATCGACGCCAACCCGCAGTCAGCGAAAATTGCGACATTATCTGCCAGCAATAATGGTGTACTCGCCAATGAGAATGCAGCAAACACCGTCTCGGTCAATGTCGCTGATGAAGGAAGCAACCCAATCAATGATCATACCGTCACGTTTGCGGTATTAAGCGGATCGGCAACTTCCTTCAACAATCAAAACACCGCAAAAACGGATGTTAATGGTCTGGCGACTTTTGATCTGAAAAGTAGTAAGCAGGAAGACAACACGGTTGAAGTCACCCTTGAAAATGGCGTGAAACAAACGTTAATCGTCAGTTTTGTCGGCGACTCGAGTACCGCGCAGGTTGATCTGCAGAAGTCGAAAAATGAAGTGGTTGCTGACGGCAATGACAGCGCCACAATGACCGCGACCGTCCGGGATGCAAAAGGCAACCTGCTCAATGACGTCATGGTCACTTTCAATGTTAATTCAGCAGAGGCGAAACTGAGCCAAACCGAAGTGAATAGCCACGACGGGATCGCCACAGCTACGCTGACCAGTTTGAAAAATGGTGATTATAGGGTTACGGCCTCTGTGAGCTCTGGTTCCCAGGCTAATCAACAGGTGAATTTTATCGGTGATCAAAGTACTGCTGCCCTGACCCTCAGTGTGCCTTCAGGTGATATCACCGTCACCAACACAGCTCCGCAACATATGACTGCAACCTTGCAGGATAAAAATGGCAACCCACTAAAAGATAAAGAAATCACCTTCTCTGTGCCAAACGACGTCGCAAGTAAGTTCTCGATTAGCAACGGAGGAAAAGGCATGACGGATAGTAACGGGGTTGCAATCGCCTCCCTGACCGGCACGTTAGCGGGCACGCATATGATCATGGCTCGTCTGGCTAACAGCAATGTCAGCGATGCACAGCCAATGACGTTTGTGGCGGATAAAGACAGAGCGGTTGTCGTTTTGCAAACATCGAAAGCGGAAATCATTGGGAATGGCGTGGATGAGACAACTCTGACAGCAACAGTGAAAGATCCGTCGAATCATCCGGTGGCGGGGATAACGGTAAACTTCACCATGCCACAGGACGTTGCGGCAAACTTTACCCTTGAAAATAACGGTATTGCCATCACTCAGGCCAATGGGGAAGCGCATGTCACGCTGAAAGGTAAAAAAGCGGGCACGCATACGGTTACCGCAACGCTGGGTAATAACAATACCAGTGATTCGCAGCCGGTAACATTTGTGGCGGACAAAGCCTCGGCTCAGGTTGTCCTGCAGATATCAAAAGATGAGATCACAGGTAATGGCGTCGATAGCGCAACGCTAACTGCAACGGTTAAAGATCAGTTCGACAATGAGGTGAATAATCTTCCGGTAACATTCAGCTCAGCCTCTTCAGGACTCACCCTGACCCCGGGAGTAAGTAATACCAATGAGTCTGGCATCGCGCAGGCCACTCTCGCAGGCGTTGCCTTTGGTGAGCAGACGGTCACTGCATCACTGGCTAATAATGGTGCCAGCGACAACAAAACTGTGCATTTTATTGGCGACACAGCGGCGGCAAAAATTATCGAGTTGACGCCTGTCCCAGACAGCATAATCGCCGGTACCCCGCAGAACAGCTCCGGCAGCGCCATCACCGCCACAGTCGTTGATAATAATGGCTTTCCGGTGAAAGGTGTGACTGTGAACTTCACCAGCAGAACAAACTCTGCCGAAATGACGAATGGCGGCCAAGCCGTAACGAACGAACAGGGTAAGGCTACCGTCACTTATACCAATACCCGCTCCTCGATAGAATCAGGAGCGAGACCGGATACCGTTGAGGCCAGTCTGGAAAATGGTAGCTCCACGCTTAGCACATCAATTAATGTCAACGCTGATGCGTCTACGGCACATCTCACCTGGCTACAGGCACTTTTTGATACAGTCTCCGCAGGCGAGACAACCAGTCTGTATATTGAGGTGAAGGATAATTACGGCAACGGTGTCCCCCAGCATCAGGTGACCCTCAGCGTTTCACCAAGTGAAGGCGTGACCCCCAGTAATAACGCTATATATACTACCAACCACGACGGCAATTTTTACGCAAGCTTTACCGCTACAAAAGCCGGGGTTTATCAAGTGACGGCAACCCTCGAAAATGGCGATTCGATGCAACAAACAGTGACCTATGTGCCGAACGTCACGAATGCCGAAATCACGCTGGCAACCTCGAAGGATCCGGTGATTGCCGACAATAACGATCTCACGACACTAACAGCAACAGTCGCTGATACAGAGGGCAATGCGATAGCCAACACTGAAGTAACATTTACTCTGCCGGAAGATGTTAAGGCGAACTTCACGCTGAGCGATGGCGGTAAAGCGATTACTGATGCTGAAGGCAAAGCGAAAGTCACGCTGAAAGGTACAAAAGCAGGCGCTCATACTGTTACAGCATCGATAACTGGCGGTAAGAGTGAGCAGTTGGTGGTGAACTTTACTGCGGATACGCTCACTGCGCAGGTTAATCTTAACGTTACCGAGGACAATTTTATCGCTAATAACGTCGGGATGACCAGGCTGCAGGCAACAGTGACTGATGGAAACGGCAACCCGTTAGCCAATGAGGCGGTGACATTCACGCTACCGGCAGATGTGAGCGCAAGCTTTACTCTCGGACAAGGCGGTTCCGCCATTACTGACATCAACGGCAAGGCTGAAGTTACACTGAGCGGTACAAAATCCGGCACCTACCCCGTGACAGTTAGCGTGAACAATTATGGTGTCAGTGATACGAAACAGGTGACTTTGATTGCCGATGCTGGTACCGCAACACTAGCCTCCTTAACCTCTGTATACTCATTCGTCGTCAGCACGACCGAAGGCGCGACCATGACTGCAAGCGTCACTGACGCTAACGGCAACCCGGTAGAAGGCATAAAAGTTAATTTCCGCGGAACCTCCGTCACGCTAAGCAGCACCAGCGTTGAAACGGATGATCGGGGTTTCACTGAAATTCTTGTGACAAGCACCGAAGTCGGACTGAAAACAGTTTCAGCCTCTCTGGCAGATAAACCTACTGAAGTCATATCGCGATTACTGAATGCAAAAGCAGATATTAATTCTGCAACGATTACCAGTCTGGAGATACCTGAAGGTCAGGTCATGGTCGCACAAGACGTAGCAGTTAAAGCTCACGTCAACGACCAGTTTGGCAACCCGATTCTTAATGAATCTGTAACATTCAGTGCAGAGCCACCAGAGCACATGACCATCAGCCAAAATATTGTCTCTACTGATACGCATGGTATAGCCGAGGTCTCCATGACGCCCGAAAGAAACGGTTCGTATATGGTGAAAGCATCCCTGGCGAATGGAGCCTCACTTGAGAAACAACTGGAGGCTATTGATGAAAAACTGACACTCTCGGCGTCCAGCCCGCTTATCGGTGTCAATTCCCCAACAGGTGCAACTCTGACGGCAACGCTAACTTCTGCAAATGGCACTCCAGTGGAGGGTCAGGTCATCAACTTTAGCGTAACGCCAGAAGGTGCGACGTTAAGTGGCGGAAAAGTGAGAACTAACTCTTCTGGTCAGGCTCCAGTCGTTCTGACCAGCAATAAAGTCGGTACATATACGGTGACTGCATCGTTCCATAACGGCGTAACAATACAGACACAGACAACCGTGAAAGTCACTGGCAACTCAAGCACCGCCCATGTTACTAGCTTTATCGCTGATCCATCGACTATCGCCGCCACCAACAGTGATTTAAGTACCTTAAAGGCAACGGTTGAGGATGGCTGAAGTGGTCAACAAAAACTGGCCACCGAGTTAGAGTTTTTCCAGTATCGATTTTCCGATTCGTTTGGGGG